TCCTATAATACTATCTTCTATTCTTCTCCATACTTCTGGAGGTAAGACAACACCTAGATTTTTATCTAAATGTCCTTGAAAGAAGTTACTAAATCTAGATACTGTTTCTATCCATGTTTCTCTTCTACCTTCTTCTTCTAACCAACGTGCATATCTAGACGCATGTATAAATGTCTGATACTCTGTAGGTAAATAGTTATTTCCTGCCATAATCTTTCTCCAATATTAGTTCACAATAATGTATTACTTTCTCAATGTCATTAGCCCCTTCACCTTTTCTTCTGTGTCTTGTAATATACTTTACTACATTACCCTCAAGAAATGTAAGGTTATTTTCTACAATATAATCAACAGGTTGTATCTTACATGTCTTATAATGGTCACCACCTACCTGTCTACTTGTAGCTATAATAGCTTCCTTCTTTATATTTGTTTTCTTAAAATCTTTTTTATCTTTAACTGTTTCTCTTATTGCATCATCCATCATTCCCATATTTATTCCCCTATAATCTTGTTAAAAAGTATGCAATTAAAACAATAAACATACCTAAAATTAATCCTATTATAAAAAATATTAATAAATCAAAGAACATATTATAACATCTTTTTTATTCTTTGTCTAACATATTTTAAATCAGGTGAGTGAATAACTTTGTATGCAAAACTTCTTGTGTATGAAGGACTCATTCCTGCATGGTCACATATTTGCTCAAAGTTATCACACGTTACACCAACACTACAAAAGAACCAAGCTATAGCTCTATCTTTGTTTACTTTACTTTTATCATTAGTAGCATCTAACAATGCTTGTAATATAACAGATAAAAATAAACCACGTTCAGGAGCTTCCTGTTTCTTATGTTCTACATCTATAAATATATCTATATTATTTTTCATTTTCCATTATCTTATCTAACATCTCTATTGAATCTTGTGCTTCAGATGCTTTATGTACTAGCTCAATAATATCTTCTATAATTTTAGGATGTTCTCCTACACCTACAGGATTACCTGTATGTAATTTAATATTAGCTATAGCCTTATCTCTTTCTGAGACATAATGACCACGTACTGTATCATAAATAAATGTCTTCATATTTTTTCCTTTATTAATTAAGTGTATTTTTTCCATGTCTATACATGGGATTATTTTTACCTTTAAAAGTTTCTTCTTTTATTACTTTTTTTACATGCTCTTTCATTCTTTCTGAATGTTTATTATAATCAAAAAGAGTATAAGCATGTTTAGTATTTTGTTGAGGAGTAACCCATTCTAAATTACTTACCAAATTATTATGTATATTTCCATCAATGTGATTTACCTGATGATTTAATATACCAAACTGTATTTGAAAATGTTTAGGTATAGTATGCCACCAATCATATTTATCATATAAATCAAAAGGTATAAAGTTTATAGCTACTACTCTATGCTCTCTTATATTATAATTTTTTTTACTCTTAGCTTGATTGTTTGTATAACCATCTAATGAAATACCATATTTAATATATCCTTTATTATTAGGTTTATTAACATCTTTTTCGTGACTTCTTTTTCTTATTTTATTTATCTTTAAACTTTTTAATCTACCATGATTACTAATCTCATAGCCTTTTGCTTTAAAAAGACTACCATCTTTAGTTATGTATAATGGTTTAAATATTTCTTGAATCATATTTTTCCTTTTTATAAATATTCTACTTTAATAATGTAACCTAAATTTCCACCTACACTTCTTCGTTTACCTGCACCAACTGCACTTATATTACCTATATCATAACCAAATTTTTTTGCATCTTGTACTGCTTTAAATTTTATTTTTTTTCCAGTCTCTATAAACTTAGTATTTGATGCTTTAGGATGTCCAGTTGGTTTAGATAATGTGCATAAAATAGATTTAGGATTTCTAAGTCTAATAAGCATTTTATCTCTATGTTCCTTAGACCTATTTTTCCAATTTATTGTTTGTGCTCTGCTTCTATTTAATTTTTTTGTTTTCTTTTCTTCTTCAGAAATATTATTATAATTTTTTGTTTCTTCTTTATATATTTCTTCCATTTTTTTAATTCTTATTTGGGCTTCTTTATTTTTTTCTTCATCTAATAAAATTACTTTTACAATATCTTTATGTCTTTTTGCTTTGTATACACTTCTTCTTTTTTTATAAATTCTAGTTTTGCCTGATGATAAAACTGCTTTTTGTTTAGTTTTATATGAAATATAACCAATTATTAAAGCATGCGTTCTTCCTTTATTATAATTATTTTCACTACACCAATGAGTTAAATTATCTACCTTTAAAGTTTTATAACAAACTACTTCTTCTCCATCTAAAATTTTTATTTTCTTTTCATCTGTTTGAAAAATAATTAAACATTCTCCTATATAACGATTATGTCCTGTTCTTCCTATATATTCTACACTCATATGTTTTTTTGTTATTTCACTTTGTTCCTGCCTTCTTTCTTCAGTCCACTCTATATAAAGTTCTCCATTAATAGATTCATTATAATATCTATCCCAACATTTTTCTTTTCTATTTCTTAAAAGTTTATTCTCCAACTTATACATATCTTTATTTGAACCATATACAAGAACTCTTCTTCTTACTCCCTTTGGTACAAAGTTACTACTAAACTTTTCCCATCTACAAGATGAATGAGTATACCCATCATCAGGTGTTCCTTTATGTTTACCTAAATAAAACATTTTACTTCTTGAATCATACCAAAGATAAACAAAAGCTTCCTTGTTCATTTAATTTCCTCTACCCTAGGTTCTTTTGAAACTTGCGTAAGATACGTTGTACCTCTTTCATACTTAAATGCACGAAGCCCTTTACCATTGTTAGCATCAGACCAACACTCCCTCTTATGAGCACAAAAGACACAACCAATAGCAAGCTTACGATTACCAGAAGCACCTTCAGGAATATCACTATAACATCTATCAGGAGGTGTTGTACTTTCCAATGCACCTTTGAGATATTTAATTCTTTCTTTTGCATCTATCATCTCCAAATCATGTACTCTTGTTAAGGCAAGGTTGCCATGTTGTTTATCTATAGCTAAGAAGTATGCTTCTTTAACATCATTACCTGCAGAGTATGCAGATATCTGTGCTATGTATCCAAAAGGGTCATCATTAGCTAAGTTATTATTAGCAAACTTTTTAAATGAGTAACCACTAGCACTCTTACAATCTACTAACTCACCATCTATCTTACAGTCTTGATGTCCTTTAATACCTTCTACCTGTACTTGTTTCTGTTCTTCAGTAACAGTATGACCAGATGCTCTAGACAATAGTATAAGTAAGTCCTCAAGTATATGACCATATAAAAATTTAATTCTAGTAGCAGAAGATATAGGTCTTGCTTCTGAACTAGAGTGTTTATCATACCATAACTGTCTAGTAGGTTTACCTATAGCTGATAAAGATAATCTTCTTTGCTTTCTAGGTTGTTCATTTAAAACAGTTTTAATATTATTAGTTACGTTCTTTGTAAATTCTTTTAGATGTTTATCTAATTCTTTTTCATCTATAGTATTCGTAACCATAGGGTCAAATAAATTATATATATCCTCTACTAATGTGTCTATTGTTTTCATATCTAATATATGGGGAGACCAAGCTGTTTACTGTACGTTGGTTTTTGCCAGAACTCCCCATATCCTTTCTAGGTTAGAGATTAACTAGCAAAAGAAACTTCTGAGTCAGCTTCTTTAGATACAAAACCATCTTCAACTACACCAAATGCTTCGTCAGCATCTGCATCAGTATTATAAGGTACTAAGTTGGTTACTTGTATTGCTCTTAAATCAGCAGATACACCAGACTTACCACCAAACTCCCACTCATATGTAGAGTATAGTACATTAACTTCTGAACCATTGCCAATTAATGTACCAATCATAGTTCTCTTCTGAGCATCTACAACTTCAGGAGCTTTGTTTAAGTTACCATCTTTTCTTCTTACTTTTCTTTTGATAGTAACGAAGTCACCTCTGTCATCTCCTTTATTCTTCACAGAGATTCCATCAGCTTGAGCAATCTTCTTATTCTTCTCGTCAAGATTACCTACATCTACAGTCCATACACCATCTGAATCGAAAGTTGTATTTGGACTTGTTACACTTGCCCAATGGGCATTACCTTTTATTACACTCATATTATTTCCTTTTATTATATTTAAAATAGAATTATCGCATACCTGATTAGAAAAGTCAAGAGTTTTTTTCCAAATAAATGTATTATTTAATTGTAAAACTTTTGAAGTTTCTATTCTAGATATTAAGTCTTGTTTGTTTTGGTAACTCCTACCCCAAACTTTATAGTTTGCATTACGAAAACTATTTACCCTGTCATTTAAGTCTACAACTTCGTGACATAATTCTCGTAACTCTTTAGAGTCAACCAAAAGATATTTATCTTCCTGTTCAAAAACAAAGTAATCACATTTGCCATATAGCCAACCTTGATTACCCATAGTATTCTTGAACTCCACTACAATCCACAAGTCATCAAAACCTTTTGACTTGTCTGTTCCTGTTCTTCTTGCTTTTACATCTACTGTAAATTTTATTTCCTCCTTTGTTAATATTAAATCAATATGGTCAGACATGTTCTGAGAATCAGAAGCAACCTCTACTTGATACCCTAACTTAACTGCTTCATCTATAAACATATTCTCTGTTTTAATACCACGTTTAATATAATCTTTGTGGTCATGTCTACCCTTAAACTCTTTTACTAATGTGTCTCTGCCCATGTGTTTCCCTCCTTCCATTCACTATCTAATGGACACTTCATTTTTAACTGATGCTCTGTATCTTTCATAGCATCTTTGGTAATACTACCAAATCTTTTTACATCTTTCTTTGCAACTTCATATTGGTATTCATCATGTATAGATGCAACTAACTTAGCATCAACACCTGTTTGTACTATTCTTTTATTCATGTTTATTAACCACAACTTACATACAACAGCACCTGCTCCTTGCAGTAATGTATTTAATGCACTATGTGGAGAACGTACATGTAATAGTCTACCATCAATACCTCTTATCTTACCTCTCTTAGCTGTTTCAGTTACACTATCCCTAACTCTTTTAAGAGCAGGCATATTAGAAAGAAACCTATCTATTAATATCTGTCCTTCTTTAGCACCTGCACCTACTATCTTACCTATCTTAGATGCACCTGCACCATACATAAAAGCATATATAAATGTTTTAGCTTGGTCTCTATCTGTCAAACCTGCCATCTTCATATTAGCTGTATGTATATCACCATTTAAAACTTCTTCAGTAAACTTTGCATCATCCATAAGATGTGCTAAACATCTAAGTTCTAAACCACTAGCATCAGTACC